GTTTGCACGGTGTATCACTGCTGGTGGTAGGGTTTACTGCCCTGACCTCACAGCATTCCCGTACTACACTCATGAAGAGTTAGGAGGTGCTCACAGTGAAGATGACATACTTGAGGACGAGAAACAGGAGAAGACTTTTGTGCCATCCTCAGAAGTTTCTTTGGAAGATCGTTATAAGCTTCTCACAAGCTGTGGTACACAGGGTATCACAGTTTCAAAGTTGTGCAAACACCTGGGTATCCAATCGTTTGAAGCAATGAGTGAGTTGGAATTTAAGCGTGCAGTTCAGTTTGTTAATTCTTACAAGGGAGAGTAGTTATGTCCGAGATGTTGCCTGTTGGAAATTATAATGCCCAGATCGAAGGGCATGACCTTACCGCACTTGGCGATAAGGGCACACCGTGTGTTGTCTTTGATGTAGTCCTCCGTGATGGTAAGGACTCAGGTAAACAACATGTTGAGTGCGAAGGTGTTCGTAAAAAGATTCTGATGTGGTTGACTGACAAGGCCTTGCCTTACACAGTTAAAAACATACGCTCACTTGGGTACACCCAGGACGATATCAAAGGACTTGGTATGGAGCACGAAGAGTCGTCAGGCTTGCTAGGTGTTCAGGTTCGTATCTCTTGTAAGCACGCAGAGGATCAGAATGGTGTTGTTAGGGAGCGGTTGGGTATGTTCCCATCCACTAACAATGCGAAGCCTCTAGCTGCGGAAACCATGTCTATATTTGCAAAGCTGTTCAGGGATGAACAACGCAAACTAACTCAGGAGGAATCTAAAGATGTTCAAGAAGATGATTCAGACGAAGCGTTGGCTCCTACTCCGCCTAAGAAAAATACGGCGGTCAATCCCACGAAGCAAACTGCTAAAGTAGCTAGGGGAAAAAGTGGATATCAAACGCCTTTCTAAGTTAGTAACCTATATGGAGGGGGATCGCTCTGACGGGCGATCTCTAAAAAAGAACATGGCTAAAAGCGGATCAGATAGAGTAGAAGCATTTGGGATCTTTTCGTATGCGTTCACCCACTGGGGTAACCGTATAAGGAAGGTGCAAGTGGACAGCCTAGATGCTTTTGACCTGCTGATGGCACAGTTCGTTAAAGATGGAAAACAGATAGATAAAACATCTGATTTGTTTTTAGTTAATGCGGCGGCGTACTGGGCAGCAATCGCAGATGTTGCCCACACACTGTCTTTAACAGCAGAGCACTTGTCTAGAGAATGTAACAAAATTTCAGGTTATCAAATTGACATGGGGGATATAGAGGATGTCTTTAATCAACAAAGGAAATGGAACGACAAACACCTTGGAGAAGGTTCTAAACCTACTTGAGGGAGTGACCACCAGCGGTGGTGAATATAAATCGTTGTGCCCCTCTCATGACGACTCTTCACCATCGTTGAGTATTAGAGAGCGTGACGGACAAATACTTCTGCACTGTCACGCTGGCTGTAAGCCAAAAGATATATTGGATGTCTTAAATCTAGAATGGAAAGACTTATTCACAGACCCAGACCTTGATCTGTGGCACGAAGTGTATAAGGAAATGATTCAGTTGTGCGAACTGTCGTCTGGTGATAGTACCTTGCTTGTTGCAAGAGGACTAAGTGAGGAATGGGTTACTTTAGGCGGGTACCGTTCCTTATCATGTCCTGCCACTAGACGCAGTGTATTAAAGTTGTTTGAGTTGTACGGAGACTCCCTGTTGAGTGTTCCAGGGTTCACGCGCAAAGGTGAACAGCCCGTACGAATAAAAGCAACTAGGGGAATATTACTACCTGTGACAGATACCCACATGAGAATTCGTGGGTTCCAGATAGCCACAGGTGGTACTCCCAAGTACATTTGGTTCTCAGGTGACGCACAAGCCAAGACTACCTGCCATGTGCCTTGGAGTGCACAAGACCGTGAGAGAGTTAGAATCACAGAAGGTGTCCTGAAGGCTGACATAGCTTGTTGCGTTGATGAAACGACACTTACTATAGGTGTGCCTGGAACATCTAATTGGGCAACAGCACTACCTGTTCTCAGGTCAAGGCAATGCAAGGAAGTGTACATCGCCTTTGACATGGATTGGCAAACTAATGACGCTGTGAAGACTCAGATGATGGAGCTATTCTTTGCCTGCAAGTCTGAAGGGATCACCACATTCATAGAAATGTGGGATTCAGCACAGAAGGGCATTGATGATGCCCTTCTTGCTGGATCGGCTATAACGATACATGCTAGCTTGCCCGGCAACACAATTGTTGAAGGTGTTAGGCCTGCTAGCTCTTATAAGACGGTGGCTGTGGATTGGCTGTGGAAGGGTTGGATACCTAAGGGCATGTTGTGTGTTCTCGAAGGTGACCCCGGCCTAGGCAAGAGCACCTTGTGCGCGGACATTGCAATGCGTATTACAACCTGCACGCCGTTTCCCGGAGAGATAGACAAGCCTGTGTGTGGCTCTGTGTTGTTTCTATCGGCTGAGGATGACCCAGGGCGTATTACAGTGCCTAGGATGCGTGCTGCGGGCGCGAATCTAGACAAGGTCTTCTTCTGGGATTACCACCCAACATTCCCTGAAAAATTGGCACAATTAGAGGCCATCATAGAGCAGATGGGAATAGTCTTGGTAATACTAGATCCGTTCCTAGCCTTCCTAGACTCTGACATAGACTCTTACAAGGATCAGAACATTAGGCAGGTTCTAACGCCTATCAGCAAGATGGCAGAACGCACAGGGTGTAGTGTTCTTCTGATACGCCACCTGAATAAGTCACAGGGTCAGGTAAACAAGATGTACAAGGGCACAGGCAGCATTGCAGTTATAGCTGCTGCTAGAGTTTGTCTGTACATGATTCAGGATGAAGACAGCAATGATAAAATTCTGGGTCAGGTTAAAAACAACCTAGCACCTACACAAGCTTCTTGGGCTTTTGAGTTTGAAGAAGGTGAGAACTGGCACGACACCCGCCTACATTGGAAAGGACGATCAGAACTATGAGCGGGAAATTTTCTAGGGATAAGGGAATGCGTAGAGAGCGTGAGTTTGTGCACCGCTACATGAAGTTGCACGGTGTGTTTTGTCATCGAGTACCACTAAGTGGTGCTGATGCAAATTACAAAGGTGACTTGAAGATTCAGGCAGGCTTGCACGAATGGACCGGGGAGGTCAAGTGCAGGTCTACCGGATTCAAACAGCTATATGACTGGCTAGGAAAGAATGATATTCTACATGTGCAAGCTGACAACAAGGAACCGCTGGTCGTACTACCTTGGTGGTTGTGGGCGTGCATTGTAGAGAAATTAGCAACAGAGGAGTTTATAGATGGGTATACTATTAAAGACAAATATGTGGAAAGGCCAGCACCTTAAGTGTGATGGTGCTTTCGGTTTCGACACAGAGACTACAATGATTGAGCCTGGGATGATACCAGAATTAATCGTGCTCACATTCAGTGACAACAAGCGTAGCTACATTGTGTCACCAGACATGGTTGGTGCTTGGGTTGAAATGATCTACCTGAGCGGGTGCAATATAGTAGCACACAATGTTGCGTTTGATTACCATGTTGTGTTCGCAGCACTGAAGTATGTTGAAGAGATTCGTATGTGGAAGGCTATGGTCGAACAGAATAAAGTCTGGGATACAATGATTTTAGACTTCTTAGTCAGGTTAGCTAATGGTGAGGAGGACGGCCCACTAAGGCCTAAAAGCCTTAGTGACCTGTCCGAGCACTACTTGTCAGTTAAGCTGGACAAATCTTTACAGACAGAGTGGACTAAGTTTCTAGGACAACCAATGGAGGATATACCTGATGAATACCTTGCTTATGCTCTTAAGGATAGTGCTGTTACTAGGGAGTTATTCAACGAACTTCACCCTGTTGCTGTGCACATATCCAACCACAACAATTGTCTAATAGATATGCACGGACCACTAACACACCACACACAAGTTAAGGGTTCTATCGCACTCACAGACTGTAGCAGGGTTGGTATTAAGGTTGATACTGAAGCACAGCAGAACATAGGCATGGAAATAAAACTACAGATAAATGATATCGTACAATGGTTAGATAAGAATTATCCAGCGTTGTTCAAGAGAGACAAGCGTAAGAAATTCTTAGGCAAGCTTATGTACAACTACACAACAGGCGTTCCTTCTGTGGATAGCAAAGCACTTCGTGTGTACCTGTTGAACATCGCAGCAGAGCTAAAGCTTAGAGACAAGAGTATACCTAAGACGGACAAGAGTGGTGAGATAACCACTAGTGCGGACTACTGGTCAGAGCACAAGCATGTGTTCATCCAGCAGTGGCAAGACATGACTACAAAGGCCAAGCTATTAAACTTTGTTGAGCAGATAAAGACAGAGCGTGTGAACCCTAGGTACCAAGCACTTGTCCGTACAGGAAGGACAAGTTGTAGCAAACCTAACCTTCAGCAAATGCCAAAGGCACAGTGGTTCAGGAAGCTATTCGTACCTAGCAAGGGCACTAAGTTTATCATAGCTGACTATAATGCTGTGGAGCTTAGGTGTTTGGGCGCGATATGTAAGAGCAGGTTTGGATTCTCACAGCTAGCACGCACATTCTATGAGGGTATTGATCCGCACGCATACACAGCGTCTAGCCTATCAAATATACCCTTTGCGGAGTTCATGAGTCTTAAGAAATCAGACCCAGAAAAGTTTAAGAAGTTTAGACAATCAGCCAAGGCTGTAAACTTTGGTGTGCCCGGTGGTCTTGGTGCTAAGTCACTAATGGAATACGCATCAGCATCATACGGCGTGTCTATGACCCTGGATGAGGCCAAGGAGTGGAAGAACAAACTAGTGACAGAGGTGTACCCAGAGTTGTCTAGGTATTTGTTTCAGGATGTGCTTGGTGCACTGTGCTTCAACCTACAGTGTGGTGCTGATGAGGTGTGTGATGCGTTCAACCTGAGATCCGCTGGCGTGTACGCATTCAGCCCAATACAAGACATAGTGTCAGGCAACATGCGTAGTAGGAAGGGCACAGGTTACACAGGTGCTTTCAGGCGGCATGTGTGGAACGCACTATCTAAGATAAACAAGGATAGCTCGTTAGAGATGCCACTGAGATCCCAGCGAGGTAGCCCTAGTCTAAGACGCAGAATATTTGGCAACACTGTGGTTACACTCACAGGGCGTGTGCGTGGTGCTGCTGAATATACAGAGTCGTGCAACACACAATTCCAGGGGTTGGCTTCAGATGGTGCCAAGCTTGCATTGTACGCCGTGTCACAGTTGTACCCTGTGGTTGCCTTTGTGCACGATGAATTAGTTGTAGAGGTGCCTGACGATGTACCTGAGACACACGGTAAGGTAATAGAGTCTTTAATGAATACTAGCATGGACAAAGTGCTTAATGGTTTCGTAAGATCAGAAGTTGAGTGGGTTGTTTCTGACACATGGAGTAAGACATGAAATATGAAGTAAAAGACAGTGGTGAGCGTGAAGAGTTTCCAAGTGGTTCTGTGCGTGACTCTCAGTTTGCTAAGGGCAGGTACGACTTGTTGCCTTTTTCAGCACTAGAGAGGATTGCCATACTCACAGAGTTGGGTGCTATGAAATACGGTGCACGCAATTGGGAGAAGGGTCAACCGATTGCACGCTATATCAATAGTGCTCTACGCCACATAATTAAATATGCAATGGGCTATCGTGATGAGGATCACCTAGCTGCTTGTTGCTGGAATGTAATGGCAGCAATGTGGACTGAGGAAGAAGTTATACTAAACAATTTACCCGCAGAACTAGGAGAAGGTTATGTTATCAGATCACACAGGGGAAGACAATTCAGGCCTGAAGAACAAGATGTCACAGCACAAGATAATAAAAAAGGAGAGGAGGTTAGAAGCGATAGGGATGCGAAAACAGGGGATGACATATGCGGAGATTGGTCGTGCAATGGGTGTGACAAGACAAGCTGCCTATTCGTATGTAGAAAGGGAGTTCAAGAGTCTCATGAAGGAGGGCAGTGTAGTAGCTGAGAAAGCACTTAGCCTAACACTGGCTAGGTTCGATGAGCTACTAAAGGTATACTATAAGGAGGCAACAGCTGGTAACAGAGAATCACTTCAGTCTGTGTTATCTATCATGGATAGACAGATTAAGATATTAGGACTTGAGGCACCTAAGAAGTCTGAATCTACTGTCACATACCAGACGCTATCAGACCAAGAGCTAATACAACAGGCAGGTATGTGGGGTATCAGTATCCCAATGGACCAGCTGACTGTGCAACCTGAATCCCTGAATGATGGAAACTTTCCAAATCATCCAGATTTATTGCAATAATTCCCAGGTTGGTACGAATAACTAATGTTGGCTCGTTGGATCTTGTTTGCGAAGACGACAACAAAACACCTAGATTTAACCCTGGGTGTTTTTTTTTATTTATTTTTACTGCTAACCTTGTCGATGGCCAAACATGTCGTAAGATAACCGTATAAGGATGACGCAGTGTCAACCTGAAACCACTTGAGGGAGTGAAGAGATGACAACAGTAAGTTTAGAATTCAACATGCGAGATATTAATGCAATTAGAGGTGCTATTAACACAAAGTTAACAGTAACCGAACGAAATAAAAGAGACTTGAAAATGGCACTAAACAATTCGATGGTGCCAGTGGCTTTAAAGTGTGCTTTACACGAAGAGCTAAGGGAAGCTAATAACACCCTTCATGACCTGAGACTTCTAGAACACAAGATAGACGCTTTTGTATGCAACCAAACAGGGGAGGACATGTAACATGACTAAGGTAGTAAAGATAGAAATCAGCAGTGAAGATTTGAATTTTATCCGCATGGCTTTCAATAAACTTGTTACTCACTGTTGGGCTGAAAAAGGCCAAATCAAAGACAAGATTTGTGATTTAAAAACACCACAAGAAGACAAAGTCAAATTGCACGACATGTTGCGTCTTGTGAATAACCGCTTAGAGAATGTACTTGAGTTACAAAGTAGGATTTCACACACGGCTTGGAAACAAGGGGAGGATATATAATGACACATGATGAATATGTAAAAGCTACTGAGGACTTGGCGTTCAACAGGGAGCTAGCTAGGGATAAGGCTTGGTTAAAATATCATGACGCTAGGACTAGGATTGACCTAGCGTATGATAAGGCTATGGAAAAACTTTGGAACAAACTTTGGGTTACTAAAAAGAAAGAGGTTGTATCATGAGTATTCAATTTGTGCGGAATGATGAGATTATACCTGCCTTGCTTGCTAGTGGTCACCTGACCACTGGCAACAAGATAGCCCCTAGGTTGCCCCATGAGAGCACAATCTCTATTGAGGAGGCTAACGAGTGCACTGATAACTATTCAAAGAAATTATGCACCAATGAGAACCCCTATTTCTACATTGAGTATGATGACATCAATGATGAAACAGGTTACTCAATCCCAGGGTTGGAGAAATACGATAAGGTCACAGGTAAGCCTGTTGTAACCCACCTACAGAATTTGCAATACGACTGGTTGATGCGTAAGGCTTGCAAGTTCCAATCTGACGAAAGGCGTGCCCTTAGTTAACGGAAACGCATTTGCGTGAACTAAGACTCAATTACTAATTTAAAAGATATTAGT